CCTCCATTCTCCGGGGTGGCTCTTGCGCAGAGTGCAATAAGGGAATCTTTTAAAATCCCTCCTGTTTAGGTTGAAAGGAGCATCCACATGCCCATTAACCGAGAAGGATTTATTGAAGCAGTACCTCTCCCTTGGAGTAGGACCCTAAGTATTAATGAGTTATTAGCGACTCTACCGAGTTTCTATGTTCCGTTTGATCCGGCTGATAGCGTATCAGAGTTACCGGAGCCTATGGAAGATCGTTTATTACGTGGGAAGTCCAGTCAATTTAACAAGACTCCAAAATTTGCTCCTTATAAGCATGCCTATGCGGGGATGGCTGAAGCCGACCCGTATGAGTTAATTTCTCAGTTTATCGAACGGCGTAATTACAGTCCTGAACATAAAGAGAAAGACCTGGCAGCTCTTAAGAAGTTTGGACCTCAAGGTCAAGTTCCTCCAGTTGCGCAAATACTGGGGAGCTTGGAGCATTATTATGCGCGACCTACTCTTAGGTTAAATCATGAAGTGTTAACCAAAAGAGCGCGTATGACGGCAGAGAGATATTTAGCTTTGCATGGTAACATAGGCCCTGACGTATGGAGTATTGAACAAGTACTTCAGCGCTACGTCGATAAAGGACAGGATACTAGAACGGGCTTTCCTCATTATTCTCATAAAGATGACCTATGGGTTATGAATGATGAGTGTAGGTTAGCTTCTGAACTAGTGGCCATGTTACAGTGCGGCATGATGCCACCATCAGTACCCTTTATAGCTGGTAATAGACACCAGCGTAACGCAATCCGTTTCATATTTGAAAGTCCTGCGTCGTTAAGCATTCTAGCCGGGCAGTTCACGACCTCTACATTACAGTGGCTTAGGAATACTAAAGCTGAAACTTACAATGGCTTCGGAGGCTGGGCAGGCCCATTAGCTCTAGGTGTCATGGCAAACGACGAGAGGCAAGCGTTTAAGAACGCGTGGCCTAAAGCTTTACACTTTATGTCGGATTACGAAAAGATGGATACTTCATGCTGGTGGCATAATGTGACTAGCGTAGTATTAGAGTTTCTACTCGTCATATTTGGGTTAACTGATCCAGAGACTGATCAACAACGGACGCTAAAGAGTGTATTAACCTATACGTTAATGCAAATGAACTACTCCTCGTTGATCGTTACTGACTCCTTGTGTTTACCTGAACAGGAACACGGAGCGTTTTCTGGTTCGGATTGGATCCAGTTAGTGGAAACCATCTACCAGCAGATTATGTTTGAGTATTTTTGCAGCCTAACGGCGGTAACAACTACTAAGGAAGGCACTAGTTTTAAAGGCACCACCCTGGAATCCTACCAGGCCTTTATAACCGTAAAATTTCTAGGAGACGACGCCATGTGCACCTTCTATAATTTGCCTAATTTCAATGTAGACCCTCAAGAGATGAAGTTTTTATTAACCATTCCTAAAGAGCATCTACATGAGCGTGATCATGCAGTGATAGCTAGTCTTGTAGCCCCTACAGCTACGGTTGTAACCTCTGAAGACGAAGAGGTCGTAGTGAAGGGGACTTTAGCAGAACTTCATAATTTCTGGGCGGCATTAGGCGGGCTTACTGCTAGCATATCAAAACAGGAAATGTCTACTACTCAGAGGAACTTTTGTAAACACGTGACTAGGAAAGTCGATAAGGCTATACCAGTCATGGTTAGTGGCGTGCAGGAATATAGACTTCCAGGAGTCTACCCTGTAACCTTCGCATTTAACTCGGTAGTAAACCCTGAGCGGACTCCACATCAGTGGACTATAGAGCAAGACTTTATGCGCATCTGTCAAATAATTGACGGATGCGTAGACCACCCTCACTTCTTCGATCTTATTGAACTAGTGAGTAAAGGTCATCCGTGTGACATGTTTAGAAGACCCGACTGGAATTCCCCTAGATATACTATGGAAGACTATTACATTAAGCTGTCTGCTAT